ACGCTGTTGGCAGTGGTACTTATACAAGTTGGAATATTACATTAACTGGTGATAGAGGTGCAACGGGAGCTACAGGTGCAACGGGAGCTACAGGTGCAAATGGGATTAATGGATTATCTAGCTACACTTATGTGGCTTATGCCGATGATGCTAATGGTGCAGGATTTACTAATACTTTTAATGGCTCTAAGGATTTTATAGCAGTAAGAACTACGACTTCACCCATCACTTCTCCTATTGCAAGTGACTTTACTGGATTATGGAAAAATTATAAAGGTGCTACAGGTGCGCCGGGCAGTATTACGGCGGCTTCTGAAATAACACTAACTGAAGTAACAACAGCACCGTCAACGTCTGTAGATCAACTAAAGCTTTTTAACAAGAACAATGGACTATTTATTAGAGGAGAAAGCGATGGTACAGAATCGGAAGTAGCCCTTAAAAAGACAAGACGCAATGTGGTTATTACGTCTAATTCTTTATCAAACGCAGCGCATCAACAAATTACATTCACTGCTAGTTCTGGATTTATTTGTTATCAGGTAGCAACCGATAAACCTGCTAGAATAAGGATGTATAATAACACAACAAAACAAGCTACTGATCTGGGCAGAAATGTTCCATCTACCCTACAAGATGCGTTAAATTTTAATGCTAGTGATGCTGGGTTATTAATGGAAATCGTAACTACTAACTCACTGTTAACTATTCCTTTATCACCGATAGTTAATATTGCAACTATACCAAGTTCAAATAATATCCCCATTACTATTACAAATCTTTCTGGTAGCGCAGGAACAGTTCAGGTGACTTTGACAATTATGGAGATTGAATAATGCCTAACGCCACAATTACATCAACAACGTTTACTGGAGATGGTACACAAACAAAATTCATGAATGAGGTAAACACAGCGATGATTGCTGCTGGTTTTTCTCAGATTGATTCATTCGTTGCAACTGGTAATGAACAAAGAGTTTGGCAATTTGACGCTGACCCCGCAGATACTAACTGGGGAAAAATGATAATACATGGTGGTTTTAGTGCGTCAGGAACAATAAGAGTAAGAGGATATTCTTCTTATAATCCAGCAGGTGACATCGGTACAAATGAATCCGTGACAGCGACTACTAGCACGATCTCAATGACGGCTGCATTTACTCTACATATATGTAGTCATCCTGAAGTAAGAGGGGTAATCATACAAGAAGGGACTTCCTATGAGAAATTTTTTGGTTACGTGCGACCATCATCTAAACCTACACTGTGGGGAGAAGCCCCCTATGGATTTATTGATTCAGGGGTAAATGCTTACGCCTCAAACGGCTTACAGCCAATTTCACTTTTAAGACCTGCTTCTGTAGGCGTAGCTACTTCTTGCAATGGTTATTTGGACAATGGTATCCCAACCGTAGAGATATGGCAGAATCGTCCATTTTTAACAAATTGTATGCTGGTAGATACAACAAACAAAAAACCCATTGCTTTTTTTAGCAATGATGTAATTAGTGTACCGAATAGTGGGATGGCTATTTTACAACAGTTTTTTGATCCCACAACTAACGCAACTTACACAGTTTTTGATAATATTTCAGCAACGGCATCGAGAATGGCGATCAGAACAGCATGATAGAAGTAAATGCGTTTTTAAATACCACAAGGATAGGAAACACGCGATTGAATAATACTAGCAATCTTGTTCCGTTTTTAGAATCCTTTAGATTAGTAATACCAAGAAGGCTTGCACCGCCTGTTCAATACCTAATAGGTACTGGTGGTGGAGGTGGCGGATCTATAGTTGTAACAGTGCCAGTTACAGGACAAATATATCCAAGAATAATAAATATTTGAAAATAAAGCGGGTAAAGTTCCCGCTTTTTGTTACTAAATAGCGATCTATCCCTTGACACTCCCCGGTCTAAAGACGCGGGGATTCTACATTCACGGACTCGCCGTTAGACGACAGGTTTACACCAATCGCCCAAGAGGGCAAATCTCCTGTAGCGTAAGTTCCCGTATGCCCTACGGTACTTAATCCTAATTTTAGGATGTTAATACTAGCGTTAATATCTCTATCTTCAACAAACCCACAATGGTGACAATTATGAGTTCTAGTTGATAGGGATTTTTTCACTTTTTGACCACAATTAGAACAATTTTGAGAGGTATTATGGGGAGGAACAGCAACCGTTATCTTCCCATATTTATATCCAAAATATTCTAGCCATTGTCTAAAAGTTGCCCAGCCAGCATCAGAAATTGATTTAGCTAAATGTTGGTTTTTTACCATGCCTTTAATATTTAAGTCTTCATAGGCTACCAAATCGTTAGACTGGATCACGGAATATGCTAATCTCTTGCAATATTCTTTTCGTTGCCTACTTACTCTTAAATGTTTACGGGCATACTTATTTTTAGCTTTTAGATAATTCTTGGATTGTGGTTGTTTAGCTTTTTTCTTGTCTCTACTAAACTTCTTAGATTTCTGGCGATTAGCTCGACTTAATTGCTTCTCTGACTTTCTATAGAATTGCGGAGCAGGTTCTATATTGCCTTTTGAATCAGCAATGAAATACTTTAAACCCACATCTAAACCAACTATTTGATTTGTTGGTTGAGATTCGATTCTGATTTTGACATCAATTGCAAATTGAGCATAATATCCATCAGCCCGACGGACTAGACGAACTCGTTTAATTTGCTTGATGTCATAGAAATTAAGATCATAAGTACCTTTCAATTTCAAAGTACCTATACCTTTCTTGTCAGAGAAAGTAATTGCTTTTCTGTTTGGTGATAACTTCCAGCCACTAACTTTATATTCAACTGAGCGGCAATTCTTTTTGAATTTTGGAAATCCCTTTTTGCCCTTAACTTTCTTTTTGCAATTATCGTAAAACCGAGCTATGGCACTCCAAGAGCGTTCCGCAGCAGATTGTCTAGCCATTGAATTAAGTTCATCGGCAAAAGGAAATTCAGATGCTAAAATCGCGCAATATTTATTGAGATCATGTTTTGTGACATTTTTGTTGTCCATCCAATACCTTAAGCATTTGTTTTGGATGAATTGAGATGCACGGATAGCCTCATCTATTGCGCGATATTGTCTATCTTTTCCTTTGACCTTGAACTCGTAAATTATCATGGTTTCGACCTAAACACCACGGAAATATGCTAACTTATAAAGCATAATCTTGTCAATAAGAAAAACTTTCAGTGGAGGCTGAAGCCTCTATCTGGCTTTCATCCCTTGCCTAAAGGACAGTTGAGTTTTTCCGCCACGCTCCAACACTCAACTTCAAGGGTTTTCAGCCTCGTTTCTTATAAAATCATAAAGCACTGCATGGGAGACGGCAGTGCTTTTAGTTAATATAAAAATAGTGATAGGGAAATATCACTATATCATTGTTTTTCTGATATGGCAACATTTAACCGTTTAATCTATTATTTTTTCTCTCTTCAATTTTTTTAATGGTTTTCTCCCTCCAGTCATCTCCTACGGTTTTATAAAAATCTTTCTCTGACAAACATTCAACGGACGGCAGACAGAGTAAGTTAGCGATCGCTAAAACTATTCCATGCTCCATCCTAGTATCACCAGACTCGATTAACCACCAAGCATACTTACTGACTTGAATTATCTCTGATAATTCTTTTTGAGTTTTATTTAACTCAATTCGTAGTTGCCTAACATTCTTGGCGATCGCTCTGTACAACTCTAAATTTTGATTTAATGATTGCCCTGTTAATTTAGCCATTATTTTGTAGAAAACTTTGCTTTATTATAAACGAAATTGGACGATAAACAATTAATTAGTTAATTATCAATAATTATTTTTATTGGATTTTAAACCATTTAGGATGTTACTAATACTTACCTATTTTCTGCTGTGGCAATAAGATTTGATTCTGGAACAATTCGTAGCCCGATCAAAACGCCTGAAGGTTACTTTAAGGCGGTAGGTTCGTTTGCGAAACAAGGAATTTTAGAATATCGCACACCAGACGGAGGAGTTAGGAGAGAATTTCGCCCTGGAGAGGAAAACGAAAAAGCATTAAAAAAATGGGCTTCTCAGATAGTTACTAATGAACATCCTGACAGATTAGTAAATGCTGAAAATGCCAAACAGTACCAAGTAGGGATAACAGATTCAACAGTTTTTCTAGAGGATGATTACGTTCGAGGTGTGGTGATCGTCACTGACGCTGAAGCCGTTAGATCCATAGAAAGGGGTGACACAACAGAAATATCTACTGGATATAAATGCCGTGTCATCAATGAACCTGGAACTTGGAGAGGACAACATTACGATGCAATTCAAGTTGATATTGAACCCAATCACGTAGCTTTGACTAAAAAAGGACGTGCGGGATCTGATGTTGCCTTGCATTTAGATAGTGATGATAAAGATGTTGCCTATCAAACAACTAATAAACATAAATCTATGGCCAGTTTAACTATCAAGGGAGCTACTTACGAAGTTGATCCCCTTATTGCCTCTGTTGTCAGTGGGCATATTTCTGATTTGGAGAAACAAGCCATAAAAGCCGATTCTCTATCAGAAAAAGAAATCGAACTTGACAAACGAATAGTAGCACTTCAACAACAAATTGAAGAATTAACCGAGGAGCGCGATCGCTATCAAGGTCATGCTGATGCTTACGAAGTGGTGACTACTAACGCACTACCAATTCTTGAAAAGCACGGTTATGCCTGGAATGCTGACTCTGAAGAATTTGTTTTAGACAGCAAGAAAAAGAAAATGATGGTTGAGGAAGATGACGAGGAGGAGGATGAGGAAGAAGAATATGAGGATGAGGAAGAAATGATGCCTAAGTCCAAAAAGAAAAAAATGGACATGAAAAAATACGATTCTTCTGATAAAGATGATGAGGAAGATGATGAAGAGGAAGGCGATGAGGACGATGAAGAATATGGAGATGAAGAAGAAATGACCGCAAGAAAGGACTCAGTTCCCGTCATTCTTGAAGCTTGGAAAAAAGCTGAAGATTTAGGTCTTAACTTTAAGTTTGATTCTGCTTTAGGTAGAGACGACATCTATCATGCGATCGCTTCTGAACTCATGCCAGACGTTGATTTGTCTAATGCTTCATCTGCTTACTTGGAAGGCGTGATAGACCGCTTGCTAATTGAATCTCAATCAGATGATGACAGTGATGATTTTGGTCGCACTGATTCTGCTGATTCAGATATTTACAGCACCAATTTACGGCAAATGATTGGTTTAACCCGCAGTGGCGAAAATCCTGCACAAAAACAAGCTGAGCGATCGCAAGAATTAGCAAATGCTTGGCAACAACCCTTATCCCTTAGCAAAAATAGTTAAGTAAAATGCCTGAATTTCAATCAATTAATGTTGCCACTGGGCAAAGCAATTATTCCCGATATATGTCTCCGGCGCTCGCTGGGATGATGTCTGGAATTGGTTCTGCAATTATAATTCCTGCGTTAAATAACTACGCGACCTACGACACCGTAACCATCACCCCACCCGCAACAGTAGATAATTCTGCAATTTATACTGTGACCATTGCAGCGATCGGTGGAGGTCAAAAGAACTTATCCGATTCTTTCAGCACTGATGCTAGTGCGACAACCGCAGAATTAGGAACTGGCTTGTACAACGCAATGATTACAGATCCAGAATTTTATTCTGTGGTCAACGTCTCCTTAAACACTGGCACTAGCGTCATCACCTTGACCGCCCGCTCCGTTGGTACTGTCTTGACTGTTACCTCTAACTCTAGTGCAACTACCAATGACTTGACGATCACTAAGACTGTAACAGGCGCAGCTAACGCTATTATTCCTTTCGGTAGATTTGTTGGCAGACAGACGGCTTACTACCAAGATCCCCTAGAGGGTGTTGGCGCAATGACTTTAGTAGATCATGCTTCCAATTACTCTAATTACGGCGTTACCATTCTCAGCCAAGCTACCGAGCAAGTTGGGACATTCCAAAATGCTCAAGACGGTTACGCATTTGGCAGAACGATGGAAGTTCTAAAAAATAGCGGAACTTATAAAGGCATCTGGATTGAAACTGTTGAGTCGGATTTGGTGATTGGTGACACCGCACGTATTCAAATTACTGCTGGCAACCAAGGCAAACTTACCAAATCAACCAGTGGTACGGCGAATGTTTCCTCGAATGTAACTATCCTGTCTGCTACTCAACAAGCTTTTGGCAAAAACATCACTCTTTGTAAAGTTGACTTTTAATTAGGAGCATTATGTCTTTAGCTGCATCAGAAATTAGATTGGATGCTCCTACCATTGGAGCTTTCCAGAGAGAATTAGAATATCAAGAAGCTCAAGTAATTCAGACGTTAAAACCTGAATTACCTGCGGCTGCTGGGATGTTATTTCAGATCGAAGAACAGAATTTAGCTTGGGCTGAATCTACTAGCTATACCACTATTGATGGCGTAGGTGGTTTTGAATTGGCACGGGGACAAACCAGCAATTTACCTTATGTGGAAATGGTTGGTGAACAGTTCAATCAAGGAATATTCACCTATCGCAATGGCTACAGATTTACAGAAAAAGAAATAGCTGCAACCTTAAAAAGAAATGTTCCCATTGAACAACAAAAGATCATATTAATTCAACGCGCTTATCAAGAAATCTTGAATAAGTTGTTGTTGTTTGGAGATGTCAAAACTGGACTTGCTGGTTTTTTCAATCATCCTGCTTGGTTACGATCAATGGCTTTATATAAGCTAGATGGCAGTACCATGAACGCTAACAACGTTCTAGCTGTACTAAATGCAGGGATTCAAGGTGGCAAGCAAGCTACCAACAAAATTATCAAATACGATACCCTCTTGCTTCCTGAAAATCGCTACGACTTCTTAATGAGTCAGTTCCGCCTCAGTGAATATGGACAAGAGAGATCAGTTTTGAGATATTTCTTGGAAAATAATCCCAGCATCAAAGACATTCAGCCAATGGCTGAACTTGAAACTGCCGGACCGAATGGCGAAGCTGTGGCCGTATTTTATAAGCGCGATCCCTCGTACTTCAAAGCTAGAATCACTGATCCATTCCGCCCCCGTCCTTTAATTCCCGATGGACCTTGGGCTTTTTATCGTGGTTACAGTTTTGACTACAACGGCATTATTGTATATCGCCGTTACGCTGCTCACATTGTTATTGGGGTGTAATTATGTCCTACTTTGCGATCGCTTACCACCCTGAAAGAGAGAAAAGCCGGCAAATACCATTTGGTGTGCGCGGTGCAAGATTGTTCAATTATCAGATTGAGCGTCCAACTGCTGCTAAAAAAGACAGCAAATTAACTTTAGCTGACAGGGTAGAAATTGAAGTTGTCACCTTGAATAAAGGAACTAATTTCATTGATACTGACAAGTGGAATAGTGTTCTCAAGCATGAAGTTAATCAGATTGCCATTAACAATTTGATTAAATGTGGTGCTTTGACTATTTACACGCCAACCGCAGAATTTCCAGTCAGAGATACCACTGATTTTGAGGATATCGGCATCATTCAAGAGTTAGCTGAAAACTCTAAAGATGTTGATTGGTTGTCACTAAGTTTGAATGTAGATCGTCGTCCTGAAGTGAGAAAGCTGCTTGCTGATAGGCTCAAAGATATTCAGGATGAAGTTGCGGCTATGTCTCAAACTATTTCCGGTTCTATTGCTACTGGGAGATAATTATGGTCGTCACACGCCCCAGTTTTCTTGCTAGATACAAAAAGTTCCAGACTCAAGATCCCGAAATTGTTGATTTTGCTTTAGAGCAAGCTAAGGAGTTTGTAGCTACATCTCTTTGGGGTCAACGTCGGGATACTGGAATTATGTTGCTGATGGCGCATTTCCTGGAAATGGAAGATGCTCAAACTGCGGAAACTGGCGGTAGAGCGATCGCAATGGCTTCTGGTAGTGGTGGTGCATCTCCATCTGCTCAACAGGATGATTTTCAGCTAACAACCTACGGCAGAAGATACAAAATGCTCAAGGATGAATTGTTAGTCGGAACACTCTCGCCCAGAGTTGATGATGAAGATGAATGGGATGGAAATATCAAATTTGGTATAGGTTTTCCTATATGACAAGCTTCTTTGAAAGAATGTCAATATTGCGCGATGCTGCTGCTAAAAAAGCCGTTGAGTATGGACTGCCAAAAGTTAGGGATGTTTATATCCGGCGGCTAATTGGTGATGATTACCAAATTACTCAAGTTATCCCAAATCCAGTTATTGAAGAAACTAAATATGATTTGGAAAACATGAGTAGTCTGAGCAATTTACAGGGCATGGCTAGGATTCTTGATATTAAGGGTATTTCTAAGAAGTATCCACGTCATGAATTAGAAGCTGAGAATGTAGATTATCTGGTAGACAGCATTGACAATACTCCAGATGCTCCGCAAATAGCTTGTACTTTACTGCAATTAACCGATAATGGTTTAACTTGGAGTATTCAAGTTAAACAAGATCAAGGACAGCAAGAGGTTTATATTTATGAGTGATATTAAAGACGG